TAATTATTTTTTTCTAAATATAAAATAAGCAGCTAAACCAGCAGCACCAATTAATAAAACAGTATTAGTACTTATACCACTTGATTGTTGTACTGGTTGTTGATAACTAGAATAAGGAGCATTATAACTTTGTGAATAACCACCATAAAAAGATTGATTTTGTGGCAAAGCTTTAATAATACTAGGTGCAGCACTTAAAATTGTTTGAAACCAATTAGTACCTGAACTTGATGATTGATCTACTATATTACCAGAGTTATCATATATATCTGCTCCACCAGTATAATTAATTAAGTTACCAAATTCATCAAAACTTGGGGTATCATTTATACCACTCATTGCTACTAATGCCATTTTTTTAATTTTTTTGTCTTTATAAAAATAAGGTTGCTTTTTTTCATCAAATTGTTCCAATACTGGATCTATCCAATACTCTATGCCGTTTTCTTCTACTACTGCAAACACGTGCTGTGGGGTATTATCAAAAGGATCATAAGAAGCAAACCTATAAAAAATTTGAAAATCTTTTTTTGTGTTTCTTCTATATGCATCCATTACACCATTTGCAAAAGTTGCATATCCTTTACAATCTATCCCAATTATATTACTAGATAATATAGCTGCTGGACTTCTAAGGATCTGCATTTTTTCTGGCTCAATAGTATATTTAAAATCTTCTTTTAAAAACTGCCAAACGTTAAATGCTGTTTCCTCTACATTACCACCATCAAAATATCTAAAGATCTTATCATACTCATTTGAGTATTTATAATGGTTTTTAATTAAAGCATCAATAATATCAGTAGTATCTTGATTGCCTACAATTATTTCCCTTTTACCAATAAACGGACTAACTTTTCCTATTAATACTTGTCTATTAATCATTTGTTGGATAACCAAAATTTAATGGTAAACTAATATAATCTATCATTATAGTACCAGTAAACTTATAATTAAAATTTATGCTTTTATATTTTTGTAATAAATCAGCTACACCACTATAATTTAATGTTACTGGTATTTTTAAAAAACTTGATCCAGTATTTAATACAGTTGGAGTAATACCTAATACAGTACCAACAGTTACACCATCTACAATTAAATCACCTCTTATTGATTGTACTTCTGCTGTAACTGGAGTAGGGTTATTTACTTGTACTATTAAATTAACAGCTGGATTAGTTAATGACATATTACTAAAGTCCAGATCCTTAAAAAATACACTAAAAGTTTTACTTAAAACGTATTTCTCATAAAGTACATATCCTACAAATAAAGCTGGAAAAATCCACCACTTTTTAAGCATAAAATTGAATTGGCATAAAATTACGAAAAATTACGTACAAAAAACACATTTTTCAAGTATTTTTAAAATGTGGATAAATTGTAGGGGTAAATATGCAATGTTACGAATGTAAAAATGTATTTTTGGCTCGTTAGCCGAGCAAAAATACATTTCATATACCCCTAAAAACCTATGTTAATATCTAACTTTTTTCACCTTTAAATAAATATATTGCCATATTTATTTGGCAATATGAAAAAGTTTAATAAATTGCACTGGTAAATATTTTACTGACATAAAATAAACCCAATGCAAAAAAACTACTCCAGCACTAAAGCTGTACTGCTCCAAATTAAGGAGCTAACTGAAAAGCGTGATTATCTTCGCTTATTATTTTCTCTTACAAATTACAAAGATTGTGCAATGATGTTTTCTGCTGCTGATCATATTGAGGGCAGAGGATTTCATTTTGTTAGACAAGAGCATTTTCCATTTAATATGGCACAAGAGTTTAAGATGCTACTGGAAGATGCGATTGCTAATTACAATAATGATATTGCTAGTCTTAATCAACACTTAAAAACTATATAATGTTATTAGAAAAGTATCAAGAACTAAGTACTCAGGATAGTGGGTATTTTGAATGTCAACTACCTGTTATTAATCAAAGTGAAAAAGCGATATGCTTTAATGCTTATAAAGGTCATCTTGAACATATTAAAACTGTATGGATACCGAAAAGTCAATGCGTTATTATTGATTGCGGTAAAGATGCTGGAATTAGATATTTTGTAAAAAATTGGCTTTATACAAAACTTAAGTAATGAGAAAAATATACTATTTAGGATATTGGATTTATGAAGTAGGCAATGATTATGTTGTGGAGCTTGATAATAGCTTTCACAAAACATTGACCAGTTCTAAATGCCATATTGATTACCTTACAAAATAAATATAAGCAAATAACACCAATGAACAAGCTATTAGACTGGTTTAAAGATCAATCTGCTCCAACTAAAGATGAATTAGAGCTAAAAATACTAGAATTAGCAGAAAATGAAAAAAATGTAATAATTGAAAGCGTAAACGATACTATAAATGTATTTGTAGCAGCTGGATTTAAAACGATAAATGCTAATGCTAAAACTGACTTAGGTGAGATTTATTATAAAGAAAAATTTAACGAATATGAACAAAAGTTTTGATAATGCTTTTCCAGCAATGCCAGTGCAAGACAAATTTGGGCAAGTTGGCTTTCCTAATATTGGATTGACTAAAGTAGAATATTATGCTATTGAAATATTTAAAGCTTATTACGATCCTAAACAAGCTATCCAGCCAGAAACACTTTTTAGGATCTGTACTGATGATGCTATTAACTTTTTAACTTTTATTGACAAAACCACAAAAATTTTACAAAATGAAAAAACTGATAAACTGGATATTATTCAATCGTAATGGTCAAACCATATTAATTATTACTATTGCTTTATATATAGCTGGATTGCTACAAAATTGGTAAATGGAAAACAACGACAATAAACTTACAATTACCGAACTACTTGCAAAGCGAAAATATAACCCAGATTACATACCTAATAAAGAGGATATAGTATTTACGATAGGATCAAAAAATACTGGCTCACTATCCAACTTTATCACTCTTAGCGGGTTGCCGAAGGCTGGCAAATCTACTTTTATCTCTGCAATAGTTGCTAGTGCCTTTGTGTCTTATGATATTTTCAGTATGAAAGTACATTTGCCTAAGGATCGTAAAAAAATATGCTATTTTGATACGGAAAGCAGCGATTATGATTTTTATAGACAAATTAATAAAATAAAAGGATTTGCAGATCTTATTGCAATGCCAGACAATTTTAATGCTTATCAAGTTAGGGAAGATAGTTCTGGTACTATTCGCAAAATGATTGAAGAATACCTAACTAATAACCCAGAGTGCAGTATAATCATTATAGACGGCTTACTGGATCTTATTGTTAATATGAATGATGAAAGGGAAGCTAGTCTAGTTACTAAATGGCTTAAAAAGATTACTAAGGTATATAATGTACTATTAATAACAGTATTGCACCAGTCTAAAAGCAATTTAAGCACTACTGGTCATATTGGATCTGCTAGTGATCGATTTGCTCAATCTACACTAGATATAGTAAAGGAAAAAGAAAAAAACTGCTATGTACTTACCAGTAGGTTTATGCGTAGTGATGCAGATTTTGAGCCTATAACTTTAATGAATTTTAACGGAGTATTCCAGCAAGTTGAAACGGAAGTAAAAAAAGATATTGGCAAAAAAGCTAGTGATCTTAGCGATCTGGAAAGCAAAGCACTATGCAATAAAATAGTTGTAGTACCTACAAACTATAATGATATTAGTGATGAGATTATAGAAAGGACTGCTACCAGCAAAGCTTATGCTAAAAACCTTATAAAAATATGGATAAATAAAAGCTGGATATTAAAAGGACCAGATAATAAATATTTTACTAGATAACTTTTTTAACCTTTAATAATGAAATACTTTAAACTTTTATACTTAATATTTATATTAATACCAATAGCTATTATATATGGAAGCTGTATAGCTTTTATTGCACTAGTAGAACATATTATTCAAAAAAGCAAAATAAGATGAAAATAATTTTAATAATACTAGTATATGAAGTACTTAAAAAAATATTTTGGTATTTAATTAGAAAAATGCACTAATGGTTAGTATGTCAGTAAAAAAAGCAGCCTATCTTTTTTAAGAGATAGACTGCTACTGACAATAAACCCACAAGGATTTAACTTTTTTCAACACAAATATATAAAAAAATGACAAACAAAACTAAAATCTATTTAATTATTCAGCAGCGTAAAACTGTTAGCTTACAAGACATTTATGATATAACCCAGCTGGATCGTATGAAAGTACTTAAAGCAGTTAGCCATTTGTGTTTAGGAAGAAAAATAAAGGCTTTTAGTGATCAGTCTGGTAGATACTTTAAAATAATAGATAAACCCCTTAAAAATGCCTAAAAAACTCTTTACAGCCATACTATTTATGGAAGATACACAGCAGCAGCCAAGAAAATACCGAAATATAGCTAACTTAAATTCATTTAGGTTATTTGCACAAAGCATATCTGGATCATATTATAACTTATATGATAAATCTACTAAACTTTTCGTAGAACGTATATACATAAAAAAAGGGGAGTAGAAACCCCCCTCGCCTTTTACTTGCAAAACACCATATAAACACCTATGAAAGAAATAATGCTTTTTCTGCTTTTCTTCTATTTACTAAACCTTTATTGACTACACCACCAGATGTAACCCAGCGGTCAAATTGATCTGCTACTGTATTAATATTAGCACCACTATTTAATAATTCCAATAAAGTACTATTAGCAAAAGCTCCTTTGCCTACATTATAAGCAAAACTGCTTAATGCTAATACTTGATTATCATTAATAGGTACTTTTACTTTAGATTTAACCCAGTTAAAATCTTGTTGAGCTTCTAATAATAACCATTTTTTAGCAGTTGCTTTATCAACTATATCAGTTTTTAATACTGGTCTATTTTGATCCCAATTAAATTGTGATCCATAACCTACACTATATCCAGTACGATCCCAATATGGCACAGCAAAAAACCCCTCAAAACTACTTATAACATTAAATAGTTTATCACTAACAGTACCAAAAGCTGTGCTATTTAAAGCAGTAGCTATTTTTTTTCTAAGCATATATAAAATAATTATAGTAGCAACTAGTGCTACTTTTTTATTTTTAGTCATTATTATTCCTTTTTAGCATCACTTGCACTAGCACCTAATAAAAAAGTACTTATTGTTGCTACTATTTGCCCTACACCTTGCATTTTACCAGTACCAGATTGAGCAAAATAACCACCAATGGCAGCCAATAACCCGAAAATTGTTGTTTTAGCGTTCTTCATTGTCCTTAAGTTTTTTAATTTTTTTAATATTATATATAATAGTCGTTACACCAGATATGATGCCAATGCTCATAACCCCTATTTTAGTCATTTGTTCAATTTCTAAAAGGCTTACTGCACTTGCTATTATTGTTAATAACGTGCCTCTAATACTGGTCATATCGTAATTACTATTAGTCATTTTCTTTTGTTAGTTCAGTAGCTATTAAATTAAAAGCATTTGATACTTGAATTGTACTTTCAATGTTTTCAAATAATCCTCTTTTAATTGCTATATCAATTAATGTCTTAATTAATTGCAATGCTTCTTGTTTTTCTTTCATAGTTGTATTTTAAAGGTTAAAAAAGTTAAGCTAAAGTTAAGTTTAATTTACCAGCTGCCCAAGTATATGCAAAATCATTACTTGTTGCAGAACTTGAATAAGTTTGATAATCTGCTCCTTCCATAACTAAATTTCCGTCTGCAAGTTTTATTTTATCTGCACTTAATAAAGCATAATAAAATGTAGCACTTGTGCTTAAATTATCACTAACACTGTATAAGTTAAATAAAATAGCTTGTATAAATTGACCATTATACCATATTGATACTGGTTGAATTTGTTTCATATTAATTTATATTATTTTTTACTAATTTATTATTTAATTCTTGAATAGCTTTTACTAATACAGCTATAATTGGACGATCATTCAAACCAATAAAATCTTCTTGTTCAACATAGGCTTGTGGAATAAAATCTTTTACTTGTTGTGCGATAAATCCTAAATGTTTATTTGATGTTGCTTCCTCATTAATCATTCTAAACAAAGTTGGCTTTAAATTTAAAATAGCTTCTAAACCTAATGTACTGTCCTCAATATCTTTCTTTTTATTTATATCCGATAAAGGAGTATAAACACCAGTTATAGCATTTATTGAAGCAATATTTCCACCAACAGCAGCATTAAATAAATACACATTTGTATTTCCTATCCACCCAAACAAATCACTTGTTGCTCTATTTTGAAAATAAATAGCAGCACTTGTACCATAGCTTCTAATATCTCCTGTTACTTGAAATTGTCCTCCTTGATCTGTCGTATTATTTACAAGTATTTTTCCAGAATTAGTTATAGACATAACTGTAATTGCACTGCTATTACTATATATATCAAAACTATTAGCACCAGCATTGTAAGTATTTCCTATTCTCCATTTACTTGTACCAGCATTTTGAAATTGTAAATATGCATTATTTGTACCAGTTCCATTAAATTGAGCATTTGTACCAGTACCGTGTACATCTAAAGGAGCTCCTGGTGCAGCATTTCCAATACCTAATCTATTATTAGTATTATCCCAAAATAAATTACTATTTTTTTGACTAATTGTTCCACCAGTACCAGCAAATAATACACTTCCAACAGTTAAAGCTGAACTTGTAAAACTATCAGCAGTTAATGCAGTATTAAATGTACTTTCATTATAATCTACAATTAAAACATCTTTTACAGATCCAGAACTATCAGCATTATAACTAAATCTAAATCTTTCTCCATTACTTGCAAATGGTGATCCATTATCACCAATTTCAAAAACCATTTCTCCTTGATCTAATGTAGTTGCATAACCGTATATTTTCCAAAAATCATTAGTAGCCATTACCTGACTAATATATGATAATTTACTTGATAAAGATTGTGCATTAATATTTATTGAATTAGTATTTAAACCATTAGCACTTATAACAATACCTTGTGTAGTAGTATTTCCATTTGTAGTTACTTGTTGCAAAGTACCAGTAGTACCTGCACCAGCATCAGCTATTAATGTCCACGCAGTTCCAGTATCTTCGTATATAGCACCAGTATCAGTTGATATAAATACTCTACCAGCAAAACCATAATTAGGTCTATTTGCGAAAATATCACTATAAAAGGCTGGAGTACCTTTTTGGTTTAATATATTAAAATCTACACCTAAACGCATATTATATATTTATGTATCGTTTCTTAATTACTACCACATTGTTTCCAGTAGTGCTTGATCCAAAGTTTATAAAAAATCTTTGTTTTGTATTTTCACCTACATTACCTGGTACCTCAAATTGTTGATTAGGTTGCAAGGTAATTGTTTCAATTTTTGCTACACTAGTACCATAATTAATAAAAGTATAACCCACTGCATTATCACCACCAACGTATTGACTGGTATCTACTGTATAAAAGTCAATTTCATAGTTAAATAAACTTACATTTATATTGCTCATATTATATTGTATTTGGTACGTTACCTAATTTTTTTCTCATACCATTAATTACAAAATTTACTTTATAATCTGCATCTGGTATTGATGTTTGGACCATACTAGTATCAGTAGCAGCTGTACTATCTGGTACCATTACTACTGGAGCTTTTTTATTTTTCCAATACCAATAAATACCCAAACCAGCTAAAACCAAAAGTATTAAAGTACTATTATCTTTTTTCATATTATTTATATTTATCTTCTGCTTTATTACCACCAAAATATACTATTGAATTAAACATATCATTTATTGGAGTTTCATAAGTTGGTTGCTCATATACTGGTTGCGTACTTATAACTTCTGCCATTATAGGAGCTTCATATATTGGCTGCTCGTACACTGGTTGCGTACTTACAATATCTTCATTAATTGGCAATACTGGAGCTGTTTGTGGCATACTAGGGGCAATTACAGCTGTTGTTGCTGGTTGGGTTGACTTGTTTTTCATAAACCAGTATAAACCCAAACCAGCCGCTATTAATAAAAATATTGTTTTATCGTTTTTCCTTTCCATATTAAGATATTATTACATCATCAGCTTTTACATAAGCTGGTTGACCATTATAAAATGTATCACCATAAACAATACTATATACACCATTATCAAAACCAGTTACAGTCATACCTAAACCAGCTTGATCATAAGTTAATACAGTATTTCCGTTTTTATCAAATAATCTGGTACCAACTTCGCTATAAACTTGTGTTGATCCAGTTGGTGGATCTACTTGACCTACTAATACAGTACCAGTCAGCTTTTTTTTGTTTTTAAAACTACTAAATAACAAAAAAGCTCCAGCTAGTAAACCAATTTTTATTAAAATATCTTTTTTCATAGTTAAAATCTAAATTTAATGCCTTTTCTGGCATAATTATCGTTTATTATTGAAGTATTGCTATTTGTTAAATGTAAATTTAAAAAACTAGGTAAATCCATTAATTTACCAGCTATAAACCCAAACCAATGCGAAGATCTTTGCCCAAAAGCTTTTATTAACATTGCAACATCAGCATCATTTTTAACCCTAGTTAATTGATATACAGCATCATCACTATTATTATAAATTGGTTGATCTAAGTCAGTATATATAGTATTTGCAATTAGCGACCATTCACCAGCACTTTTTGTTGAATTTTGTCTGCTTATAGTATCATCTATATATTGTTTTATATTTTGCTGTGCTGCTTCTTGAGTTGCAGTAGCTGCTGGATCTTCCATTAAACCAAACTTTATTAAAGTAGGACGTAACACAAAATAATACCCACCACCAATAAGTGCAGCATACATTAATATACTTTGAAAATCTTTATTTTGTTGTTTTGTCATTATTAAAGGTTAAAAAAGTTATAGCATATTTAATAAAGTCTTAAGCTGTACATTTCCCATTTGATCTAATTTGCGTAAATGGTCAATACTAACCCCTTTATTCATTAAACTATTTAAAATCGTTATTGCTTCATTTTCATTTACATCACCTATACCAGCAATACTTGCAGCCATTGCTTCATTATCTGTACCAGAAATACCTAAAAATTTAGATATACCAGCCATTAAAAGCGTTTGCATTTGAGGACTTTGTAAAATATTGCCTAACATTCCTTTATCTTCTTCTTCTTCTTCTTCAAGCTCATCTGCACTTAATTTAGTTAAAATAGCATTTTGCGTTTCCAATACTCTTTCAAGTACATTTTCCATTTTGCTATTATAACCTACTCCAGACATTTGCATACCATAATTTACTTTTTCTAGTTCGGACGGACGGCAAACTAAACTACCATAAATAGGAGTTTTATCGGTTATATAACCAGCTTTATCCTTTTTAGGGTGAAGTTTAATAATCATAAGATCATTAACTCCGTTTTGTTCAATAGCATATAGATCATTTTCTAATTTTGATCTACCAGCTTCCATATCATCATCATTCCAAGAAAAGAGTAACTGTTTACGGTTTACCCATACGGAGTAATACGGACTGGTTGCGTTTCTATCAAACCAGTCCATAATACCACCAGTACCAGTTACCATAGCTTTTTCGATTGCCATAGTATTTATATTTAAAAGTTGTAGTAAACACCAAAAGAATAAGCAACACCAGTTGTTGCTAATGCAGTTGGTAAATTTACGTAAGATTTAACCCAACTAACAGTAATACCATTAATTGCGGGTAATTCAAAAGTGTACGGATCTGGAGTAGCACCAGTAACCATATTATTGAAAGAGATCATAGGTACGTTGTACACTAATTGTAGATCACCTTGATATAAGGTTAAAAATGACTTTTTCAAATCTGCTGTTGTAACTGGAGTTGATCCAGTTAAAGGAGTTGCAGTAATTGATCCAGCTGTATAAACTTGAATTGCACTGATCTTCGCGTTTCGAAGGTTGGGTAAATCCGGGAAATAGAAGCGAGTTAACGTGCTACCAGAAGGTACGTTAATTTCTACTGCTTCAAATCTTTCAATGCGTATCATATTTATTAATTAATAAATTTAAAAATAGGTGGTAATAAGTGACCACCGGCACCAGCGTTTAGACTTCGCAAAAGTATTATTTAACTGAAGTACAGTTTTGAGCTAAGATACCATACCATAATACAGCTACATAAGTATTTGAATCTAATGTAGTTGGAGCAGCTGGTAAAATGATACTTGCTTGGATATTACTAGCACCATTTAATACTAAGTTAGGCTCACAAACTACCATTGCAAATTCATCAAAACTTGATTGGTCGATTGAGTATTGAGCTGGACTAGTTGCAGTAGCAGCGTTAAAGTTAGTATTTTGTTGTGTTTGTGGAATATCTAAGTGTTGTAACATAGACCACTTAGGCAGAACGTTTTGATTATTTACTTGAATATTCAAATAACCGTTATACACCGTGTATAATTGAGCAGCACCGGTTGAAAATGCTACCAAATTAGGATAAGTGTAAGACTTTGCAGATCCAGTTGTAGAAGATCCACTAGTTAATACAATTTGAATATTGCTAACAATAAACAAATCTTGTAATGATAAACGTTGTTCACGTACAGTTGGAGTACCGTTTTGATTATCATTAACTAATACTGGTACGTGATAAGAAGCAGCAGTAGTACTTAAAAGTACTTCACTACGCAAATAAGAAGGAGTTAATACAGCGTGAGACGCATCATATCCTAATTGGTTAATCAAAGTTTTAGCATTTTCAAATACTAATCTTGATCCGATTTGACTTTGGGACATTTTATTTAATTTATATTTTATTTAATAAAGGTGAAAAAAGTTAGATATTAACAAGCTTCCATTATAGCAGCGTTTTTAATACCAGCGATATAAGTACCAGCTGATGCACCTTGATAACCAGCAATATTACGTACTGGCTTATTAGAGTACATATTAGCACCGATACCAGCGATTAAACCAGTTGTTTTAACTAAGTTCAATCCACCTACTGCGATCATACCAGCACCCAATTTAGCACCTACATCACCTTTGATGAATTTAGGAGTTAAATAACCTAATGCGATAGGTACTGCACCATTGATAATACCAGCTGTTGTACTAGTTTGTTTAGCTGTCATTGGAGCGATAAATTTTTGTACTAACACTTGTGCTAATACTGCACCACCAGCAATATATGCTGCTGAAGCTACGCTTCCACCAATTCCGTGCATTGCACTATGGCGGCGGCGGCTTGTTTTACGGTGGCTTTTTTTAGCGTGAGATTTTCTTCTTGCCATTTTGTTTGTTTTTTTGTTTGAGAAAAATTGTTATTAAATATGTTTTTTTAATTGTGCGATATGCGTTTTTTGCTCTTTAATATATTCTTTCCACATTTTTATAGATTTTTTTGCAATTGGACTTGCTCCATATTGTTTTAATCTAAAAATATGATTTTCAGCCATTATAATATGTTTTTTTGCTTTATCTATATGATCACTAACATTATTATATAATGCATATGAACTAGCACCAACACCAGACATATGCTTATGCTGTGCTTCATCTAATTTTTCAACACCTTGCTTAACTTTATGTATTCTATTTAAAATACTTTGTTCACTTATTTTCTTTTTTGCTTTTTTAGTAGCACTTTTTCTTGTTGCTTTCTTTTTAATAACACCTACTTTTTTAACTACTTTTTTCTTAGCAGCTTTCTTTTTTACAGCGTGTTTTTTGCCTACTGGACTTTTACCTTTATGCTTACTTGCATAAATTGCAGATGCTTGTGCTACTGCTTTTTTCCACTCCATTTTAGGATTTTTGCTTCTAATTGCCTTAGCTTCTTTTATGATTACTTGTAAAGCTGTCATTTTTTTAATTTTAATTTACAATATTTAAGCATTGCATCACCACCCCAAAGATTATATGATATAGTACCACATTTTGACCAGTCTTTGTTATCGTATGTTTTAGCTCTTTTTAAATAATTATATGTTCTTTTTAATGTTTCAATACTTAATTCCCCTTTCAATATTTGATCTGCTCTCCTTTTTCCTACTAATGTTGCACATTTATTGCCTTTCAAATAGTTAGCTGCAATAGCTGTCATTACATTATCTTTTACTTTTTTAGGTATCATTTTCTTTTAAATAATAAAATTACTCCTAAAGCTATTGCACCATATAACACCCAATTAGTTTTACTACTAGTAATACTTGTTAAAATATTACTTGCAGCTTGTGCTGGACTAGCATTATAATTAGTTTCATAAGTATTAAACTTAGCACTTATATAATCTCTACTAGCTTGATTTACATCAGTAGCTCCATTTGCAGCACTTATTAAATAATTATTCCAATAGGTTTTAGCATCTGGACTTAATGTTAAATAATCATTTGCATAAGCACCTCTATACCATAAGACAAGCTCTTTTGCACTTACATCCTTTGCTCTATGATTAATTTTTGTATCACCAGCTATTACAAGTAATAATCTATTATAAGGATCAGCACTTGCTAATTTTGGTTTTAAATTAGCTATAAAATCTCTTGCATCTGCTGCTGGGTGACTTGTCCATTGATTCCATAATTGACTAGCAAATACAGCACTAGAAGCTATTAAAGCAATATCTGCACTAATATCAGCACCACCAGAAGCTAATGCCTTAGCACCAGAAGAAGCAACAGTACTAATAAAAGTTAGCCCACTACTAGCTATA